TGATCACGTGGTGCCGCTCAAGGACGGCGGTGCCCGCTTTGATAGGGCCAACCTGCAGCCTCTCTGCGTCTCTTGCCACAACCGCAAGACGGCCAGAGAGACTGCCGGCCGGCGCTAGACCCCCTTGTCCACGAGGTGGGGGGGTCGAATCTCTACGGTTGGGCGGCGCAGATGCGCTCGCCTGCCCAAATTTTTCCGCGTGCAAATTGAAATAGGGGGGGGATCCCCCCGGATGGGGACATTCATGGCCGGTCGTAAGCCGCTGCCGACCAAAGTCAAGCAGATCAAAGGAACGCTCCAGAAGTGCCGCACCAACCTGCGGGAACCCAAGCCCCTAGGGGATCTGGTCGATCCGCCCGATTACATGCCCGATGGGGCCAAGGCCGCTTGGCGCTACGCGCTCGAATGTGCACCGCCCCATCTGCTCAAGCGTCTGGACATGTCAGTCCTGGAAATCTGGGCCTGCGCCGCAGACCTCTACCGCAAGGCTCAGGCGGGCATCGCCAAGACCGGCTTGCTGGTCAAAGCCCCCAACACGGGCGTACCGATGCAGTCACCGTACCTGGCCATTGCCAACAAGCAGGCTCAGATCATGACCAAGGCCGCCACGGAGATGGGTTTCACCCCGGCTTCCCGTTCAAGGGTCGCATTGCCGATTGAGTCTGCCGAAGATGCCTTTGACCCCTGGGCGGACATTGCCGGTTGATGGAGCCTTCGAATTACGCGGCGACCGCTAAACGGTACGCCGAGCAGGTGGTGGCTGGGGAAATCCTGGCTTGTCGCTGGGTGCAGCGGGCCTGTCAGCGACAACTGGATGACCTCGCCAAGTTCAAAGGGAAAGCCAGCCCCTACCTTTTCAACCCCAAGCTCACGGACAAGGACGGCAGGGGCTTCCAGCCGGCCGACAACCTGTGCGCGTTCATCGAGCGCTTGCCCCATGTGAAAGGGCCGCTGGCAGGCGAGCCGATTCAACTGGAGCCCTGGCAGGCATTCATCCTGACGACGGTTTTCGGATGGGTCAAACCCAATGGCACGCGGCGCTTTCGGCGCTCGTACATCGAGGTGCCTCGGGGTAACGCCAAGTCGACCCTGTCCTCGGCCGTGGCCCTCTACATGTTGGCTGCCGACCGAGAAGGTGGCGCCGAGGTGTATTCGCTGGCCACCACACGGGATCAGGCACGGATCGTCTTTGGCGATGCGCAGACCATGGCCAGACGGAGCCCAGGCTTTCGGCGCAGGTTTTCCGTGGAGGTTGGCGCGCACAACATGCACGTGCTGGCCTCAGGCTCCAAGTTTGAAGCCCTCTCGGCTGAGGGCTCAACCCTAGACGGTCTGAACATCCATTTCGGATGCGTGGACGAGCTTCATGCACATAAGACCCGCACCGTCTATGACGTGGTCGAAACCGGTACCGGAAAGCGAGACAACTCGTTGCTCTGGGTGATCACCACGGCAGGGAGTAATAGAGCCGGCATCTGCTACGAGGTCCGGACCTTCGTGACCAAGTTGCTCGATGGGGTGTTCGAAGATGACACCCAGTTCGGAATCATCTACGGCTTGGACGATGGCGACGACTGGACGTCCGAGAGCGCGCTGATCAAGGCCAATCCCAACTGGGGCATTTCGGTGCGCCCGGAGGTGCTGGTGCCGCTGCAGGCCAAGGCCATGCAGTTGCCCAGCGCGGTCAACAACTTCAAGACCAAGCACCTCAATGAGTGGGTCAACGCGGATACCGCGTGGATGGACATGCGGGCCTGGGATGCCTGTGGCGACCCGACGCTCGACATCGAGGCCTTCACTGGCCAGCCTTGCTGGATTGGATTAGATCTGGCCAGCAAGACGGATATCGCGGCGTTGGTACTGGTGTTTCCGCACCCCGAAGTTGCAGACGCCTACGTGGTCTTTGGCAAGTACTACCTGCCCGAGGACACGGTAGCCGCCGCGGGCAACAGCCAGTACGACGGCTGGATGCGAACCGGGCGTCTGACCGTGACGCCTGGAAACGTGATCGATTTCGGCTGGATTGAGGCTGACCTCCTGGAGATGGCCTCGCGGTTTGAGGTGCAGGCGGTGGCGTTCGATCCCTTTCAGGCCACCCAACTCTCGACCCGGATGCTGGCCGAAGGCCTGCCCATGATTGAAGTGCGACCGACGGTGCTGAACTTCAGCGAGCCGATGAAGACGCTTGAAGCCCTGGTGCTTCAGAAAAAGCTCACCCATGACGGCGACCCGGTGCTCACCTGGATGGCCAGCAACGTGGTGGCGCACCTGGACGTCAAAGACAACATTTACCCACGCAAGGAGCGAGCAGAAAACAAGATCGACGGCATCGTGGCACTGATCATGGCGCTCTCTCGGGCTATCAAGCCCGGGGAGAACGTGGTGCTGGGATCCGACTACGAATTGATGCTGCTCTGAGCGAGCTGACCGGATCGTTTTCTGACATTCACCGATGGGACTACTGAACTTCTTCGAGCGATTTCGTGCATCGACCGATGACCGCTCCGCCTGGGGAGACTTCTGGTTTGAGCCGGTCTCTGTGCGCTCGGCCACCGGCCTACGTGTTTCGCCCGATGGAGCACTTCGCCTCTCGGCGGTGTATGCCTGCGTACGCATCTTGTCAGAGACGATGGCATCGCTTCCGATCGTGCTGTATCGAAAGCGTGAAGACGGCGGCAAAGACCGGGTGACCGATCACTGGCTTTACCGGCTGTTGTGCCGCCGTCCTAACCGCTATCAAAACCCTTTTGAGTGGCGGGAGATGCTTCAGGGCCACCTTGCGCTCAGAGGCAATGCCTACTGTCAGATCATCACCAACCCCAGTGGCGAGATCACCGAGTTGCTGCCTATCCATCCCGACCGGGTCCGCGTTGAGGTGATGCGCTCTGGCGAGTTTCGATATCGAATCACCGATCGCTTTGGCGATGAAACCGTCCTTGCCCGAAGCGCCGTCTGGCACCTGCGAGGGCTGTCCTCTGACGGCGTCATGGGCATGAACCCGATTGAACTTGCACGTGAAAGCCTTGGGATCGCGCTCGCTGCTCAGGACTATGGCGCTCGATTTTTTGCCAATGATGCCAAGCCATCGGGCGGCTGGATTGAGTTTCCGGGCTCCTTCAAAGATCCCGAGGCTAAAAAGGTCTTTCGCGAGTCCTACCAAGCGGCCCAGTCAGGTGCCAACCGCGGCAAGGTGCTGGTCCTGGAAAACGGGATGAAGTTCCATGAGGTGGGCGTGACCAACAAGGACGCCCAGTTTCTGGAGCTTAGAAAGTTCCAGATCACCGATATCGCTCGGCTATTTCGGGTGCCGCCCCACATGATTGCAGACCTGGACCGCGCCACGTTTTCGAACATCGAGCAGCAGTCGCTCGAGTTCGTGATGCACACCATGACGCCCTGGGCCGAACGCTGGGAGGCATCGATCGAAGCGGAACTTCTGCTCGATAACGATCCGCTGGAGATTGAGTTTGACTTTGCCAACCTCATGCGCGGTGATGCAGCCAGCCGCTCGGCCTACTACCAAAGTGGAATTCAAAACGGCTGGCTCACGCGCAACGAGGCGCGGATCGCCGAGAACCTGAACCCCATTGACGGCTTGGACGAGCCGCTTCGGCCGCTCAACATGGTCGAAGAAAACCACGCTGACAAGGCCGACCCAGAAACCCAACGGACTGGCCAGCGTCCAGATGACACGTCCGAATCCGACTCAGACGCCTTCGGCGCATCTGATCCCCCGATCCACCGAGGAACCTACTCATGAATCCATCCCTGCTGGTCGCTGAATGTCTGGCTACCCCCTGGGCGCTGATGCCAGAGCGCCTTCATGCGCTGGCAAGCGTTGTCACCCGCTGGTCAGTGGGCAATGCGGCCGACCCCGATACCCTCAAACAAATCGAAATTGACCGCGTTGCCCGCGAGATCCGCCGCGCATCCAATGCTGCGCCTGCTCCAAGTGGAATCGCCGTTCTTCCTCTTTACGGGGTCATCACCCAGCGCGGCAATATGGTCGATGCCGTTTCGGGCCCAGGGATGACAAGCACGCAGCAGTTTTCTGCGGCCTTGCGTGAACTCGTTGCCGACAAGAGCGTCAGCCAGATCCTGATCGACATCGATAGTCCTGGCGGCAGTGTCTATGGCGTTTGCGAACTGGCCGACGAAATCATGGCGGCGCGGGCGCAAAAGCCTGTGGTGGCCATCGCCAACTCCCTGGCCGCCTCTGCGGCCTACTGGATTGGCTGCGCTGCCAGCGAGTTCTACGTCACCCCTGGGGGTGAAGTTGGGTCGATTGGCGTGTGGCAAGCGCACCAGGACTTCAGCCGGGCACTTGATGAGGCCGGTGTTACCACCACGCTCATTTCGGCGGGCAAGTTCAAGGTCGAGGGCAACCCCTACAGCCCGCTCGACTCAGAGGCGCAATCTTTCATGCAGTCCCGGGTGGACGAGTACTACGCTGCCTTTGCCAAAGCCGTCTCGCGCGGCCGGGGGATTCCGATCGCGCAGGTCCGAGATGGGATGGGTCAAGGCCGGGTTGTAGGCGCGCAAGTCGCTCTTGAGCAAAACATGGTGGATGGCGTTGCCACGCTTGAGGACGTGCTCAGTCGAATGCAAAAGCGCGACAGGCAGAGCCCGCCCGGTTTGAGATCGCGTACTTCTCAGATCGATCGCGCGCGTGCGGCTCTCGTGCTGCTGGGATAAACGACCATGATCACGGCTGATATGCGTGGTGCGATCGAGCGTAACTGCGGACCTCCGCGCATGATTGCTTCAAATGAGTAGCCCCTAGGGTCACTCCTATCGATTCATTTTTGCCGCCACACCCGTGGGTGTTGGGCGGCTTTGTTTTTTTCTGGAGATCCAAATGAGTAAACAACTTCGTGAACTGCAGGCTCGCAAAGCGGGCCTGATCAAAGACGCCCGCGCGCTCACCGATGCAGCAGCTGCCGAGCAGCGCGATATGAATGAGGAGGAGATGAACGCCTTCGATGCCTTGAAGCTTCGAATCGAAGCGGCGTCAGCGGCCATTGACCGTGAGTCGGCGCTGATTGCCGAGGAGGCCCGAATGGCCATGCTGCCCGACGATTCGGCGCGAGGGTTCGTGACCGTCACGGACAACCGGGAGGCAGACCCCCGCCACGGATTCAAAAGCGTGGGCGAGTTCCTCAAAACGGTCTGCCATGCTCAAAAGCCTGGCAATGGCATCGATGAGCGCTTGCTGATCGGCGCTAACCGGGGTGCCGCGGTTCCTGCCAACTTCGGAGCCGAGGGCTCGGGCCAGGACGGCGGCTTTCTGGTGCCGCCGCAGTTTGCCCAAGAAATCTTCCAGCTCTCTCTGGGTGAGGACTCCCTCTTGCCGATGACCGACAACGTCGAGATCACGGGTAACACCATGGCGTTTCCCAAAGATGAGACCACGCCCTGGGGCACCAACGGCATTCGCGCCTACTGGCAAGGCGAGGCAACGCCTGCGGCAGGCACCAAGCCGGTGCTGGGTCTGGCGAGCCTTCGCCTCAAAAAGCTGATGGCCTTGGTGCCGGTCACAGACGAATTGCTTGACGATACCAACGCGCTTTCAACCTACTTGCCGGACAAGATCGCCACCTCGATCCGCTGGAAGACCAACGAGTCGATCCTGTTTGGCTCGGGCACCGGCGTGCCCATGGGTTGCATGAGCGGTGGATCCACCGTGACAGTTGCCAAGGAGACCGGACAGGCCGCTCAGACGCTGCTTGCCCAAAACCTGGCCAAGATGATCTCGCGCCTGCCCCCAGGGTCGTTTTCCAAGGCGGTCTGGATCGTCAACAACGACGTCTTGCCCGCGCTCTTCACGCTCACCTTGGGCAACTACCCCATTTACCTGCCTGTTGGCATCAATGTCGGTGGCATCCAGGTCTCGCCCTACGGTTCTTTGCTGGGCCGCCCGGTCTTTGTCTCGCAACACGCCAACACCTTCTCGGGGCAAGGCGATGTGCTGCTGGCAGACCTTTCGTACTACCAGACGATCACCAAGGCTGGCGGCATGCAAACGGCAACGTCCATGCACCTGTATTTCGATGCGGATCTGACGGCTTTTAGGACCACCTTCCGCATGGACGGGCAGTCCAAGCTGGCAGCACCGATCTCGCCAGCCAAGGGAAGCGCTTCGCTTTCTCCCTTCGTGCAACTCGGTGCCCGCTGATCGGTAGCCGTCAATTCGTTTCAATTCTTCAAGGAGAACGCATATGTTTCCCAACGCAAAGGGCAGTGAACTGCTCGCCATCCTGGCTACGCTCGATCCCTCCAGCCAAGCGGCCGGAACTGTTACTACGGGCTGGATCTCAGTGGCCAACCACCACGGCCTTCTGGCCATTGTCCAGACCGGCGTGCTCGGCACAGGCGCTACGGTCGATGCCAAGCTCCAGCAGGCCCAAGATGCCTCGGGCACCGGCGCTAAGGACATCACTGGTAAAGCGATCAGCCAGATCGTCAAGGCCACCGGTGACAACAAGCAGGCGCTCATCCACGTCAAGCCCGAGGACCTTGATACGGTCAGTGGCTTTGGCTTTGTACGCCTGTCGGTCACGGTTGGGGTGGCTGCGAGCCAGACCGCCGCGCAGGTGTTGGGCATCAATGCTCGCGAACTGCCAGCAAGCACGGCTAACCAGGCTGCTGTCGCGCAGATCGTCTGATGCCGCTGCAACTCGTCACCCCACCCGCGCAGGAGCCCGTCTCGCTTGCCGAGGCAAAGCAACACCTGCGGGTGGATGGTGGCGACGATGATCTGCTGATCGGCTCGCTCATCACCGCGGCCCGCCAGGCAGCCGAGACAAAGACCGGCAGGCAGTTGATCACTGCGCGCTGGAAGCTGGTGCTCGATGCCTTTCCTGGGCCGTCGCTGATGCACTCTGCCACGGGTGCATCATTTAGCTTGCCGGGTCACGCGATCCTGCTCGCCAAATGCCCGGTTCAGGCGGTGGTGAGCATCGAGTACATGGACATGAATGGCGCCACGCAGGTGATGCCAGCCGGTGACTATGTGCTCGATATGGCCTGCGAGCCGGCGCGCATCACGCCAGTCTTTGGAAAGACTTGGCCGCCTACCTTGCCTCAGATGGGGGCTGTTTCAGTCACCTTTGATGCGGGCTACGGCGCTGCCAGTGCGGTGCCCGAGGGGCTAAAAAGCTGGATCAAGTTGCGGGTCGGCAGTCTCTACGGTCATCGGGAAGAAATGTCCGTGCTCTCACGCGGTCGCATTGATCCCTTGCCCTTTGTTGATGGACTTCTCGACGGCTTCAAGGTGAGCCTCGTATGAGTGTCATTAGCGCCGGGCAGCTGAATCACCGCGTGCGCATTCAGCAGCCCACAACCGTCAAAGATGCCCTTGGAGCTCCCACCCAAGTCTGGGCAGATGTGGCAACCGTCTGGGCAGACATCCAGCCCCTTTCGGGACGGGAAGCTCGGATTGCAGACCGGGTGGCAGCGGAGGTGACGCATCAGATCACGGTTCGCTACCGATCCGATCTCGATGATCCCCAGGCCGTTGCGCGGATGCGTGTGCTCTTTCGGAGCCGGATTTTTTCCATTCACGCAGCACTCAATGACGATGAGGCCAATGTCGCCATCATCCTTTTGGCAAGCGAAGGACTTCGGGATGGCTAGGGTTCAAACCGTACGCATCGAGGGCCTGGCACAACTCGATCGTGCGCTTCGGGAACTCCCCCAACGCATCGCCAACCGGGGACTAAGAGCCTCGGTCTACGCCGGTGCAAAGGTGATCCGTGATGAGGCGCGCTCCCGGGCACCCAAAGCCGCTCAGTCACTTGGCCCCAAGCAACCGCCACCCGGAACGCTCAAACGCTCGGTGATCATGAAGCACATCCGTGAGCTTTCCGGCGGAGGCCGCCAGACGTTCTATGTGCTGGTACGCCATGGCAAGAAATACCGCAACCAAGGCAAGCGCGGAAACCTGTCGCAGGACGCCTGGTACTGGCGCTTTGTGGAGTTCGGCACCCGCAAGATGGCAGCGCGCCCCTTCCTGCGACCGGCGCTTGAGTCCCGCAGACGAGAGGCAGTCGATGCCATCAAGGAGCGCCTGACTCAAAGAATCGAGATCGAGGCCAAAGCCTTGAACGGGCGCTAGCGATGCAGGACTTTTACGATGCCATCAAGCAGTTGGCGAGCGGTCAGGTGTACGCAGTCGTAGCCCCCCAGGACGCTCAGTATCCGACGCTGGTTTACACGCCCATCGATGATGAACGGGTCATCGCGCTTGACGGCCCCAATCCGCTCAAGCGTTCCCGGGTACAGGTGGACGCCTATGCCCGAACGCTCGCAGTCTGCGAACAGTTGCAAGACCAGGTGCTCTCGGCCTTGCTCGCTGATATCAACACCGTGGCCGATGTACGCATGGGCCTGACCGATTTCGACCCTCAAGCCGGCATCTACCGGATTTCTGTGGACTTCACCTACTACCGGTAACGGTGGTCGTGCGGTCCTTTTTCAAAACCCACCTGGAGGCCTTTCATGCCTAGTACTGCGATCACCGCGCAGGGCATCACCATTGCCCGATTCGGTACCACCACCTTTGAGACCATCCCCAACGTCGTGTCCTTCCAAGGACCCGGCGGCCAGGCATCGGTCATTGACGTCACCAATCTGGCCTCGACTGCCAAGGAAAAGCGGGTTGGTCTTCGCGATGAGGGTCAGCTCTCGCTGTCGTTGCACTTCAATCCTGATGACACCGTCCATCAGGGGCTGCGCACTGACCGTGCGAATCGCACCCGTCGGCAATTCAAGATCACCTTTACCGACACCACTCCGGCCGCAACCTGGACCTTCTACGGCTATGTGACGCAGTTCAGCGTCCAAGGCGGCGTGGATGCGGTGGTCGAGGCCAGCGTCACGATTGAAATCGATGGCGACATCACGGAGGCATGAAGCGCATGAATATTCTTTCCAAAGACGCCATCCTGGTTGCTGACGACCTGCCGCGCGAAACCGTTCACGTCCCCGAATGGGGTGGCGATGTTTACGTGCGTACGATGAGTGGCACCGATCGCGATGCCTTTGAGACCAGTCTCATCGCCCGCGAGGGTGAGCGGGACGGTCGCATGGAAAACGTCCGAGCCCGGCTTGTGGCGCTCACTCTGTGTGATGAGAGCGGCGCACGTCTTTTTGAGGATGGCGAGATTGCTGCCCTGGGCCGCAAGAGCGCCCGGGCGCTCGATCGTGTGTTTGCTGTGGCCCAGCGTCTTAACGGCATCGGTACCGAGCAGGCGGCAGCTGCAAAAAAAGCCTAAAGGCCAACCCCACCCGACGGTTCGTCTTTCGCCTTGCGCTTGCGCTGGGGATGCCGGTGCGCGAGCTGCTCGCCCGCATCGGGTCTGACGAACTCACCGAGTGGATGGCCTTCTACCAAATCGAGCCATTTGGCGACATGCGTGCCGATCTCAGAAGCGGTGTGATTGCTTCAACCTTTGCGAACGCCAACAGGGCTAAGCACGCCCGCGCGTTTTCGCCGGAAGACTTCATGCCCTTCGCAGAGAGGACCGAGCCTAGGGACGATGCCCGCCTGAATGTAGCCCGATTCAAGGCACTGTTTGCCCACAAGGTGAAAAAGCATGGCTGATCTCGGATCGCTTGTTGTCAAGCTCTCGGCCGAGACGTCTGAGTTTCGGGCTGATCTGGGGCGTACCGCGCGCCTTCTGGATCGCCATGCCAACGATATGAAGACCTCGCTCCAGCAGGTCGCAACTGTCGCCAAGACCGCTTTTGCGGTAGCGATCGGTGCGGCCTCGGTTGGCGCCTTGCGCGATTTCATTGACCGGACGATTGAGGCAACGGCAGCTTTACAGCAGTTGTCCGAGCAGACCGGAGCGAGCACCACGGCCTTATCGGGCCTGGCCCCCGTTGCGACGATCTCCGGCACCGCCATGGAGACGATTGGCACCAATCTCTCCAAGCTCTCCAAGGCCCTTGCCGGCGTGGATGACGAGGGGGCGGATGCCAGCAAGGCCTTGCAGTTCCTTGGGATCACGGCCAAGGATTCTGGCGGCAATCTGCGCGATCCGGCCGAGGTGCTCAACGATGTGGCTTTGAAACTTGCCCAGTTCGAGGACGGTGCAGGCAAAACGGCACTCGCCATGGACCTTTTTGGCAAGTCGGGTGCCTCGATGCTGCCCTTCTTGAAGGATCTCGCAGAAAACCAAAACCTCAACATCAGGCTCACCGCACAGCAGATCGAGGAGGCCGACAAGGCCTCCAAGGCCATGGCGCGGATGCGGGCGGAGAGCAGCTTTGTCTCCCAGACCCTGGTGACAAGCGCCATTCCGGCGTTTTCGGTCCTGGCCGAGGAACTCAAGAAGATTCTGCTCGGGACCGACAACGCGGTCGCTGGCATCAGCCGGCTGCGCGACGATGGGACGCTTGCCAAATGGGCAGAGGCTTCCGCCTATGCGATTGCAGTGCTCGTGGATAGCCTGCGGGCTATCTTTCAGGGTATCAAGGCGATCGTCGGCAGCTTTCAGGCGGTTTGGGCTGACATTGAGCTTGCCGGTGGATTCATCGCCCGTGGCGCCTTGCCAGGCCTAGTGATGGAGAGCAACCGCAAGGCACTGCGCGAGGCACTCGATAAGCGCAACCAAATCGTCGAAGAGGCAAACCGCAACTACGTCGAACTCTGGAACATGCCGCTGCTTGCTGATGCGGTGACCCAGCGCTTTGAGGAGATGCGCCGCAATGCGCAGGCAGGTGCAAGCCAGCAGGGCGACAAGCCGCAGCGTCCCACCCTGCAGTACAACACGGCAAGCGATGCCAACCGTGCAGAGGCACTTGCCGGGATCGAGCGCGACGTCAAACGATTGCAGGATGCGCTGGATGTTGAGAGCGCGCTGCTCAAAGACCGTCAGCGGATCATCGATCTCTATGAGGGCCAGGGCTTTATAACCTTCCAGCAAGGAAGTGCAGCCCGGATTGCAGCGCAGGAGGACTTCACCGAGCGGCTTCGCGCCAACATGGCCGAGGAAGAAGCCATCTTGAAGCGGGGTCTGGCCACCGTTGCCAAGACCACCCAGGAAAAAGCCAGACTCACAGCGCGACTTGAAGAGGTCATGTCCCGGCGCGCCCGACTTGAGCGTGAGGTTCAGATGGCGGGTCTTGAGCGCAATATCCGGGAACCTGGCGAGACGTTCAAGACCACGCTCGCGGACATTGAGCAGCGATCCAAGGCGCTTCAGGCACTGGCTGACGATGAGGCGGCCATCATGCGAAGCCGCCAGCGTGTCATTGACCTCTACCAGGAGCAGGGCTATCTGCGCTTTCGGGAGGCCACCGATCTGCGGGTCAACGCGCAGCAGGACTACCTGGAGCGTTCGCGAACGTTCTTCGACCAGGAGGAGGCGCTGCTGCGCACCGCCCTTGAGACGGTCGCCCAGACCGCCGATCAGCGTCGGCAGATTGAGGAGCGGCTTGCCACCCTGGCTGCCAAGCGCCAGCGTATGGAGCGTGAGGTAGCCCAGGTCACCCTGGAGCGCGCCATCCGCGGTCCTTTTGAGGCGTTGCGCGACATCCAGGAGCGGGCTTCGCGAGCCGAGTCGGAATTCAAGACCCGCGAGGAGCAGGTCAGGCTGCTCCGTGAGTCGGGTGCGATCAGCGAACTCGAGTCCTTGCGGCGTCTGGCTACCGCCAGAGAAGAAAGTGCTCGGCAACTTGAGCTGTTGGCCTCAGAGGCGCGTGCGGTGGCAGAGGCTGCGCCTGGCAATGAGCGCTTTGCCGAAGCCATGCGCCAGATCGCCGAAGCGGCCCGTACTGCGGCCGCAGGTGCCAAGGAGTTGGGGCAGCGCGCCAAGGAGGTTGCTGAGCCCTTCACAGCTGGATTTCAAAAGGGGCTGAAAAGCTTTATCGAAGATGCCGAGGCCATGGGCAAGCAGATCGAGTCGATTACGAGCCGAGCCTTCAACGGAATGACCGATGCGCTCACCCAGTTTGTGATGACCGGAAAGCTCGACTTCAAAAGTCTGGCCAACTCGATCATCTCCGACCTCATACGTATCCAGATTCAGCGAGCGATCACCATTCCGTTGGCCAACGCCATGATGGGCCTCTTTGGCTTTGCCAACGGGGGCGTCATGACCGGATCAGGCCCCATGGCGCTGCGCAGCTATGCCTCGGGCGGCATTGCCAACTCGCCACAGTTGGCCCTCTTTGGCGAGGGCAGCAGGCCAGAGGCCTATGTGCCGCTGCCTGACGGTCGATCCATTCCGGTCACGATGAGCGGTGGTGCGTCCGGTGGGGACATATTCAACATCTCGGTCAGCGTCTCCGATGCAGGAACGTCAAGCCGCGGGGAAGACCCGGGCGGACGCGATCTTGGCCGGGCGATTGCCAGCGCCGTGCGGCAAGAACTGCTTGCCCAGAAGCGCGCCGGTGGCCTGCTCGATGGCCGGAGGGCGGTGTAAATGGCGACCTTCACCTGGATCCCTTCGGTTGGAGCCAACCTATTGATGCGACCCACCGTGCGCCGTGTGGCCTTTGGCGATGGCTATGAGCAGCGTTTGGCCTTTGGCATCAACACCCAGCCCCAGGTCTGGTCGCTGGAGTTTCGGGGGCGCACCAACACGGAGGCGGCCGCAATCGATGCTTTTTTGCGTACACGGGGTGGCGTGCAGGCCTTTGATTGGACTCCTCCTGGTGGAACTGCTGCCAAGTTCGTGTGCGAGGAGTGGAGTCGATCCGTGGATGAGCCCAACGTCGAATCGGTGCGGGTCACCTTCAAGCAGGTGTTTGATCTGTCATGACCGTATCCGCGATTACCTCTGAAATCCAGAAGCTTGCGCCCAGCAGCGTGATTGAACTCTTTGTCCTGGATCTGGCCCTTTTTGGCCAGGGGCCGGTGCGCTTTCATGCCGGAACCAATGCCTTGCAGCAGCGCGTCGTCTGGCAGGGTAATGCCTATGAAGCGTTTCCTATCGAGGTTGAAGGATTCGAGTTCAATGGGAACGGCCAGGTACCTCGGCCGCGCCTGCGGGTAGCGAATGTCACCGGCGCAATCACCGCGCTGGTACTCACCTACCAGGACCTGGTGGGCGCCAAGATCACGCGCAAGAGGACGCTTGCGAAATACCTCGACGCGGTGAACTTTGAAGGCGGCGTCAATCCCACGGCCGATCCTTCGGCTGAATTCGCGGATGACGTGTACTACGTCGACCGCAAGTCCAGAGAAACGCGGGATGTGGTCGAGTTTGAGTTGGCCGCATCGTTTGATTTGGAGGGGGTCACACTCCCTCGTCGGCAGATCGTTCAAAACGTGTGCCCCTGGCGCTACCGTGGGGCAGAGTGCGGTTACACCGGGACGGTCTACCTGGATGCCAATGATCAGGCGGTTGGCTCCAGCAGCCTGGATGTCTGCGGCAAGCGCCTGTCATCGTGCAAGGCCCGGTTTGGGCAGAACGCCGAGTTGCCTTTTGGTGGCTTCCCGGCCGCGGGGCTGATTCGTTGATGCTGCCTGAGAACCAAGCCCTGGCGCTCGATCACGCCCGGCAGGCCTACCCGCGCGAGTCGTGCGGGCTGCTTGTGATCCGAAAAGGTCGGGAGGTTTACTGGCCGTGCCG